CCTGTCCGTACTTGTCCTTCGTGTATGTAGTTGATAAAAGGTTTAATACATCATTCATTGAGCTTTCTCACTTAATACGCGATTATTAAGCGCATAACGAACCATCCTGGGCATTCCTTCCCCGGAATCACGCCTGCGCCACATCCATGCGGAATACATAACAACAAGCTGCGCGTCTTCAAGCTTATTAACATCAAGTGTTGCCCCTTCACGCTCGATCATCTGGAAGCTGCTCTTGATGATCTCAGTAAGCCTGGTATCGTATGCGCTTGTGTTCAGTATTCCAAGGTCTACCTTTAAGCTTGATAAAATTGCTGTTATCTGCGCGTCTGTCATGTCTTTTCACACTTTCTTTTTACTGGCCGGTTTTTTAGCAGCTGGCTTCGCCGGACTTTTGGATCCTGAAGCTTTCGCTGCCGTTTTTGCCTTCTGCGGTTTTTTCTCAGGCTCTTTTTCTTCCGGAGCTGCCGTTCCTTCGATATAGCCGCGACTTATAAGTAGCTGTGCCCTGGAATCATCAAGGCAGGCGTAAGTGCTGCCTGCCTTGAATTCTTTCAATGTTCCCCGGTCAATAAAATCCTTGACTACGGTGTATTCCATCAGGTTGTAACTGTGACAGCTACAGAAGCGCTTGCAGAACCGCTAACTGCTGTGATTGTTGCGCTTCCAGATGCCTTACCAGTGATAAGGCCTGTTGAAGATACAGTTGCCTTTGTATCGTCGGAAGATGTGAATGTTACATCGCCGTCGATAGGAAGTGTCTTAGCGATAAGCTGGAAGGTCTCGTCAACGTCAACGGTTACAGCGTCAGCGTTAAGAACGATTCCGGTTACAACGTTTGCTGTGTCTGGTGCGAATGCAACAGCGTTAGCAGCAGGTGTTGTAGCTTCAAGGCCGATAGCAACGAAGGCTTCTGCGATAACAGGCTGGCCATCGTATCTTGCTGTTCCCTTGAAGGCTGTCTGATCCTGGATGAAGAATACATGCTCTGACTGTGCGAACTGTGCGCCAGCTCTCTCGCCAAGCATGTAAAGGTCAAAGTAGCCACCGATGATGGTGTTGTCAGGGATGAAGTTAAGAACTTCGATAACACCGCCGATAACAGGCATTGTTCCTGCTACGCCGGTAACTACACGGCCGTTAGCGTCAACAGATACTGTCTCAGCTACAAGCTTTGTGTAGGTTGTCTCGTTCATAACCCATACCTTCTCGCCGCGGCTGTAGTTGCTCTTAGCCTTGCCAGATGCAAGTACAAGCTGCTTGAAGAGTGCAGCGCCTGTAAGGCCTGCTGAAAGAGAAATAATATTGGATGTGTGAAGATCTACCCAAGGGCGTGCTGTTGTTGGATAGTTTGAAGGCTCGCTTGTCTGTGCAAGTCTTGAAACGATACCAAGTGGCATCTTCTGGGTAGATGCACTGTTACGTCCGTAAAGGATAGCCTTATCTACTGCAAGGCCGATTGCCTGTGAAAGAGCTTCGAGAAGCTTTGTTGCAAGGTCTACGTCGTTGTCTTCGAGAACAGCGTTGCATACCTTGTAATAGCCTGCTACCTTGTAGCAGTCGATCTCTACGTCATTGAATGCAAGGGACAGCTCGTTGAGAACTGCGCAGCACTCTGTCCAGATAGCTTCTGCAACGGTGCCCTGGACGATCTCTCTTGCCTTTCCGGCGATGGGCTGAACGTTTACGTGCTTGTAGAGCTTTGAGTAATTCTCTACGTTCTCCTTGATAAGTCCTACGAAGACTTCAGGGATTGTAAGGCCTACGTTTGTAAGCTCTCTCTTATTCTTGATGCAGCTTCTGATCTCAGCAAGGTATGCCTTGACATCCTCGCGCTCGAACATAGCGGTTACATCTTTTCCTGCAAAAAACTTGTTTCTTGTAACGGACATTGTTTTAACCTTCCTTTCCTCTTTCTCTGGTTCCGGATTCTGTGCCGGTGCTGTTTCCTGAGAAGCTTCCTCAGTGGCAAGATCGTTTTCAAGCTCTGTGATCTCGTCTGTTAAGGACTTCTTAGCTTCTTCATGGCCAGCTTTTTCCTGGTCGAATTTCTCGACTTCTTCCTCTACAGCCTTCTGAGCTTCTGCGGCATCTTCGCCTTCAGCTGCGGCTGCTTCTTCGATAGCTGCTTCAAGCTCTGCTTCGCGCTTTGCAAAATCAGCATCTTTTGCGCGAAGATCTTCAAGAGCCTTCTTAGCTGCATCGATTTTCTTTCTAAGAAGTAAAACCTTAAGCATCTTCCTTTTCTCCCTTCAATTTTTTCATCTGTTCTTCCTTCCAGGCGTCTGATCTGCGCTTAAGAAGGTCGTTGCGCTCCTTTGCCCTGGCTGCGATAGATGTTTCTTCGTATGCCGGGAAAGTGCAAGGCGAAACTTCATAGAGCTTAACTTCCTTGATTGTCCAGTGAACTGTTCCATCTTCGCGGAAGTCGGTTTCCTCGTTCAGGATGTCAAAACCGAAGCTGCACTGGTCAACATCGCCGCGCTGTACCCGGTTATACAGGTTCATAGCATCGGTATCGTTCGGATTGATGTCGATGTGTCCCCATAAGCCGTGGGAATCAGCTCTCAGCTGAAGAGTGCCTGCCTTAGTTCTGCCCAGTACAAGTGTCGTGTCATGGTTGATTAAGGCTCTGATGTCGTCTGCAAGTGTATTATCAAAAGCGCCAGGCGCTATTGATTCGGACATTCTTTCGTCCATCTGATAGATGGAATTAAAAACAGCAAAGTAACCTTCAATGGCCAGCTTGCCGTCATCGTCACGTGTTTCAAAAACGGTTGATGCTGTGCGCATCTGCCTTTGTGTTCTACTCATTGTCTTTTTCCCCCTTGTTAAGCTTTTTCTGCTTTCCGATATCCTCTACCGGAATGTAGTTTTCAAGGATCCTGAGCTGGTCAAGGCCTTCAAGAAGGTTCATGCCTACACGGTCCCTCACTTCGTTCGGTGTAACTATGCCCTTGTCGCACAGTCCGCCGAATACTTCATAGATGCTCTTGATATCCCAGTCCAGAAGGGACAGGACATTGAATTTAAGGTACATCTTGTCTGAAACGATAAGCTTCTTCGTCAGCTCCTGCTGGATGGAAATACATATAGGCTTGATGGTGTTGCTGATGAAGTTATTCCATGCAGCCTGGTTATAATCTCCGACGCCCAGAAGGAACGGTGGAACGCCCAGGATAGCCGCGACAGCTCTTTTATCAAGCTCTACAGTGTCATTTATCGCAAGGTCAGCAAGTGAAAGTGGCTTAACCTGTTCCACGTCAAACTGCTGTGCCGGAATAAGCCAGGGTTCACCGACGTTTGCGCTTTTTACGTATGAATCAAGAAGCTTCTGCCTACCGCGCGGATCTGAGAACTCTTCCGTCAAGGCGTCAACCTTAACGATTACAGAAGGCTTCCATTTGCTTTCCATGAAGCTTTTTTCTGTGGCTGAAGCCTGCTTAAGATTCGCCGCAAGGTCCCGAAGGCATACAGTAAGCCCCTTACCCTTCCACAGGTAGGTCTTATCTGGGTTGAAAACAAAATGCAGCACACTGTCAGGGTTCCTTGCCTTGCCATCTATAAGGACCTTATAGTCGCGATAGCCGATAGGCTCAAAACCTACCCTGCCTACGCCGATGGGTTCAAGATTCTGGATGATTCCCTGGTAAGTATGCGGAAGGACGATGCTGTTTCCCTTGCCGTAAAGCAAAAGGTTCATGACTATCGCCTGGATCCACGTAGAACGCGTCATGTGCATTTCAGGTTCGATGTCTATCTTCCTGGACAGCGCATTCAGGATCCTCTGGTCGCCTTTTTCAGTATTGGCCATCAGATGGATAGTCAGGGAACCGATAAGCTCTGCGATCTTATGGCACGCTGTCATAATCTCCGGATTATCTGCCAGCGAAGTGTAACCTGCGCAGGCCAGATTATCGGAATCTGTCAGCCATACAGCTACCGGGTTCGGTCTTCCTGTTTCTCTAACCTGGATTTTTTGATTTTTTCTGTGTTTTTTGCTCATTTACTCGCCCCACCATGACTGTGCTGCTTTGCTCTTAGCAAGATCTTCTAAACTTCTGATGCACGCAAAAACAGACGCGTCGAATAGGTCAATTCTCTGCGTCTGTTCCGTTTTTTCGTATTGCACTGCGTCGTCCGTCTTTTCAACAGCTGAAACGTTCGAAACGCAGTATTCATAGGCTTCTGAGTGCAGATAGTAAAGCGTTCCGTTCTTAGCAGCCTTTTCTATGTGTCTGAAGCCCTGGCTTTTAAGATAATAAAGCTGCGGCTGATCCACGATATTGAATCCGGCTTTTCGCATTAACGGAAGATATTCTTCGCCGGCGAACTTCCTATCATGTCCCACCTGCCTTATCTTGAAGCCTTTGCTTCGCATTTCTTTAAACCAGTTGACGACTTCGGCCACGTTAACCGTGGGAGAATTACACATCGTCAACCAGCCATTATCCAGCCATCCATACAGTGGTATATTATCTTCTTCGCTTTTATGAACG